TCTGCCACAGCCTTGGCAACTTTGGGCAAATCCATCTGATCACCATCGCTCATCAGCAGCTTGAAAAGATGTTCCTGGACAAGACGCATCAGCGCTTCGTTGACGGCACCTTCTTCATCCGGGGCCGCAGCCACCACGGCACGGGCCTGTTCGCTGGCCATCTTCAATGCCGAGAGCTTGGACTCAAAGTCTTGGCCGTAACGATGCAGCGCTGACTTGCTAATCGAAAAGCCCTGGGTCGACAACTCGTTGGCAAGGGCTTCGTAGTCGCTGAAGTTGTTTTCGGCCAGGGCCTTGTCGAGCCAGTTTTTAACCGACTTGGGAAGACTGGCGACTTTGCTGCGCGGGGGCATGGGATCAGCTCCAGTATTTTTCTGGGCGGGCGATACCAGGATTACAGTCGATGGTGTACTCGGCCACGTCGACACCGTAGTGGGTCAAGCCACAGATCCAAGCGCCGCTAGACTGCTTCTTCAAGGTCGCCAAGCTGCGGTCGGCCAGATAGTCCAGTTCGCGCCGTAGCTCCAAGGTGGTGGCGTCTGGAAAGATGCCCTGAATGGTCGACAGCACCACGGCTTCGTGTGGATCGACGGGACGGGATGTGTTGAGCGTCAGGATGATGTACCAACGCAGGGATTCCCGGCGCACCTTGGCTGGATCAATGTTCATAGACGTAGTCCTTTGAGTTGCACGTTTTCTAATTTGAGCGCCAGGCCATCAAGCTTGGATTCGATAATGGATTGATTGCGTACCCAATCCTCGCGACGGACGTAGTGCAAGGGCATGTCGCCACGCAGACGCTCCATGCCGATTTCGACTTGACGCAAACGCTCACTGTCCTTGTCCACAATCGCAAAGCGTTGATCCAGGCGCCGTTCCATTTGCACCAGGAGCATTTTCATAACGCCGACGAAGGCGCCCAGAATGGTCACTGCGATACTGATCATCTGCCACACCGGCATTTCAAAGGTCGCCATCAGTGCTTGCTCCTTTCGCGACGTGCTTGGCACTGCGCGCAACGTTGTACACCAGGGATAGCCTGGCGCCTTTCTTCCGGAATGGGCATGTCGCAATCAGCCACCTGACAGAACTCGGCCGAAGGGCCTTTCAAAACTTCTTGCTGTGCCAAATGAGTCGCTAAAGAGCTTTCGTTGTGCAGAGCTTCCAGCACACTGGCGTAGTCACTTGCTTTCATTGAGGGTCCAATTGATCAGGCGTGTGAGCTGTGCCCGGCAGATTCCATACCGCTCGCCATTGCGCACCTGGTTGGTCAGGAGTTGTTCTTGGGTGATGCCTGAATCGAGGTCGTCAGCGGCTCCGGTTCCGCTGGTAAGCGTAGGAGTTCTGCCGGAGCTGTTCGGGGTTGGCAGGTCGGTGGTGGGGGCAAAGCCGTTGGCGGTGTTCCACACGCGGACAAAGCCAGTAGTGAACACAGCAACAGGCAGCGGCTCAGGCTTCGCATCCAAGGCGCGGCGGTAGAGTTTGGTAACACGGGCGATATCTCCTTTGAGTCGGTCGGTGGTCTGGCGTAGGGTTTCTTTGGCATCCGCCAACTGGGTCGCCAGCTCGTTGCCCTTGCCTTGTTCAGTGCGCAGTTCGGTAAGCGAGGCCTCTGCGGCCACTCGCTTTTCCTCGGCATAACCTTTTTTCAGCTCTTCAATGGTGGTTTCTCCCTGGGCCTTCGCCAGGCTGAAGCCTTCGTCATAGCCTTCCTGCCGATTCAAATGCAGGCCGTAAACCACCACGGCGATTACGCCTAGGTACCAGAGCAACGGTTTGACCAGGTCAAAGAAGCTTTTCATTGGCAGACTCCCTGACCCCAACCATCAGCGATATACATGGCTTCCCAGCGCAGCAGGATCAGGCGCGGGTACTGACGGTTTTCCTTGAAGGCTGCGGCCGAGCGGCCGTTATTGAACCGCTCGACAGAGTTGAACCAGGTCAACGGATCGGCACCCTTAGCCGATGCCAACTTGCGATCTTTGATTACCCAGCCCAAACCACCGTTGTAGGCGGAAAGGATCAGCGCCCCTTGTTCGCACGGGCCACGCGCCTGGAGGCGGTTCGCCAGCCAGCGGTCATAGCTGACAAGCGCCTGCATGGACCAAACCGGGTTATACGGTTCAACCTTGCCGAGGACCTTCGGGAACAGTTCGGCAAGCCAGGTGGCGGTCGAGGGCATCACCTGGCCCAAGCCTTGCGCACCGACGGGCGACTTCGCATCGAACTTCCAGCGGCTTTCCTGGTGGATCTGGGCGGCGAAGGTGGACACCGGAGCATCAAGGCCCCATTCGGCTTGGGCGATGCGGGTCAGGTCCCGGCGGTAGCGCTCGGCCTGATCCGGAATTTCGGCCTTGGCCGGAGGGCTTGCGACTACGGCAACCAGCAAGCCCATGCATGCCGCAGCCATATATAGAAGAGAACGAGAGCGGCGCATGTCAGAGCCCCAGCGTCAGGCCAAGGACGCAGCCCAGCACGACCAGGGCGCGGCGGATGCCTGCCATGGAGCGTTCGCAGTTCGGCACCATGTCCGGCCGGGCGTACGGGAACAACGCTCGATCCAGCCAGTAGCCCAGCACGCAGCCCAGCGTGACCAGACCACATTTATAGAGGACGACGGGAAGCTTGGTCGGGGCAACAATGGCGAGGCAGAACAACAGGGCGATAGTGATCAATGCCCAGAAGGTCATACGGGGCGTGCGGGGACGGCGCTTCGGTGCGGTGGAAGTCATTGGGATACTCGCGGTGAGTGGATGGTGGCCCGCAATGCGGCCAGGTGTTTAGCGGCGACCACAGCGTTGCCGGGTACATGGACGGGGGCCCGGTACTCGGCAAAGGTCGGTGTGATGGTTCTTACAGTGGGGCGCAATTTCTCTTGCTGGCGCACGTGCTGCTCGGTGCGGCCGTCAGCCTGCGCGATATGCAGTTGCACCAGCTCCCGCCAGTCGGCCGGAACTTTCGCCCACAGCACCGCCCGCGCAGCATCATCACCAGCGGCGAGAATGAGCTGAGCAAACTGGCGCGGCCATCGAGGCCTAGAAACTTTCGGGAGAGCGGAAGCGGAATGCATGGTGCGAACCTGCCGTTGGGGGAACGGTGCCAGCTTCGCGTATGAGGGGAATTGGTTGAGTATCAGCGGGGTTTAAGAAAAAACCCCGCTCGGTGGCGGGGCTTGGGGCATAGCGATAGCGCTATTGAGACACTACAAACATCACGACATTCAGCATTATCCAGACTATCAATGGGGCATGACTTGCTTTCAAGAGTCTTGAGCGGAAGTACAGGTAACCAGGTACAAAAACGCTCCACCAAATAGTCGGCGCTTGATAACCAGCCCGCTTTAACTTCCCAATGTCTAAGGTGCAAAGGATGACGTTGATTGCCCATCCAATCACTATCCCGACATTCATGACGCTAGTGTCGATCACCAACCAAACTATCGGGGACAATGCCAGCAGCCATACCCAGAGGTCGGAAATTCGGTTCGTGCTCAGAGGCGGTGGAGTATTAGAAAGCTCTGTGCTGAGTTCGCTGGCTTCAACCGGAACCCAATCTGCCATCCCTGTGCGCCACACAAGGGTTCCGTGGACAATTTTATTTACCTTCAGCAGTCCCTTGATATCGTTTTCGGTTACTGGTCCTACGCGAGAACCGCTGTCGTCATAAAACCATTGCACCTGGTTCATTAATGAACACTCCTTCCTGGATCGTCTTCGTAGCCAAATAGATCGGGCTCACTCTTGCGGTGCAATGCCCGTTGTCGGCGAATGATGTCATAAATTGTTTGGTTAGCAAGGTCGTACTTGCTGACCAAGTCCGGGATCGGGGTGTTGTTGTCTTTCCAGTCCCGATAGATTTTGGCATCTCGCAAGGCCCGCTTGAGTGCGTCACCCCGTGGCAAGTAAACCACTCGACCGCCCATCACCGAGCAAATCGCAAAGACAACATGCCGAGCCAGTTCCGCAGCTTCCACACCCGGCTTAATCTCGACCAAGAGCTTGGCCTCGGCGATTTCTACCATTTCACGCAATGAGCCCTCCCAGCGGGATATAACCGTGGGGTCTTGCATGTTCGCCAGTACCTTCTTGGCGTCCAGTTGATCGATGTCATCCGGGAACAGTTCTTCGTTCATCACTCTGGCCTCGAGTGTCGGCGGGCATCGTAGGTCAATGCCGCAACCATTTTCTGGAGTTGTTGAGGGTCCAGCCATTCCACCCGCTCGACCTTGAACATGCGCAGGGCCATACCGTCAGCATATGCCCAGGAACGCTTGGCCTCGGCGAG